ACCGACGTCTTGCCGAAGCCGAATGCTTCCGAGAGGCCGAAGCCGACGAAGCCGACGCCCACGCCGGCCAGTATCTTCTTCAGCCCGCCGATGCTCGATTCGACGGAGCCAAGCGCGCCTTGCGCGCCCTTCGCGGCGGCGATCAGGGAGCCGGCCGAACCGACGAACTGAACTTCAACGCGCTGCGCCATCGTCCGCTCCGAAGCGGCGCGCCAGTGCGGCGGCCGTTTCCTCCGGGGTCATCTCGCCTTCGTCGTCCTCATCCTCCTGCAGCGAGGCATAGAACGCCGCGGGTTCCATCTGCTCGCCGGTGAACGCAGCCACCACCGTTGCCGCCAGTATGCCCACCCGGAGGTCTTTCCGCTTTTCAGCGTCCCGCATGGCGTCCATCTTCCGCTTCACCAGCGCCGCCATCGTGCGAAGCGTCGTGCCCTCCCAGTAGTCCCAGCACGACATGCCGAGATCGACGCGCGCGAACGCCTCCAAGTCGTCCCAGCTCAGAGCTTTCTTGCCCGCCGGGCCTTCCGGTTCGGCGGCGCTTTTCCCTCGGCGGCGTCGCCCACCTCCCGCGCCGGGGTCGAGCGGTCGATCAGCGGGCCGAGCGCGGCTTGCGCCGACGCGAGTTCCTCCGGACCCAGCAGCTCCGAGAGCGCTTCGGGGCTCGGGATCTCCGAGCGGCCCTGCTCGTCGAGCGCGGCCCAGAGGAGCGCGAAAACGTCGCGGAACCGGAGATGCTCCCAGTCTATGGCGTCGGGCTCGATACCGAGGGCATCGGCGTAGCGCTGGATCGCCCCCATGGAGAACCGAAGCGTGCGCGGCTTGTCGATCACGACCTGGGCGGTCGGTACGGGCATGCATCCTCCAGTGGTTGCCGGGCGACGCCGTGGGGCGATGCAGGCGCCGCCCGGTCAGGCTTCAGGGCGTGAACGACGTCGGCTGGAGCTCGAAGGTGATGGGCAGCTTCGAGTTGAAGTCCACGTCGGCTGCCGGCGCCTTGCTCACGAACGCCGCGAAAGCGAACGTGCGGACCGGCGTCGTCGGGATCGTGACCTGCCAGTTCCGCACGGTCCCGTCATTGAACACCTTCTCCACGCCGGTCGTTTTGCCCTGCGTCGCCGCGGCCGGATCCCAGTGGCCCTCGACGGCCATCACATCCAGGTCGTACAACGTCTCGGGCACGTACTGCTTGCTGTTCAGCGAGTCGTGGTCGGTCACGTCGACCTTCGCGCGCGTGCGGCCCGGCGTCGGGACTTTCGTGAGCTGCACGATCGCCGTGAACGTCTCCGGGCTCAGCCCGCTCCCCAGCAGGAGCGCCGTTCCTTTCGCCAGGTACTTCGCCATTTCCGCCTCCCGGTCGTTACAGGGTTACTCCGTGGACGCCCCGCACGTGGTCCGCGATCACGGCCGGGTCCTCGTGGGCGTAGGGGCAGAACGAGCACTGGAACGTCCAGCCGGCGCCCCAGGGTTGCTCGGTCCAGTACTCCTCCAGCTGGGGTACCGGCGGCTCGAGCTCCGGCAACGGCCCGGGTTCATTCCGCGCGGAATCGGATACGGGCGCCTTCGCACTGCTCATCCCGCCACCTCCGGATCGGTCTCGCTGGTCCAGAACTTCAACGTGAAGAAGAGCGCGATCCGGCCGTACACGGCGTCGGATGCCTCTTCCGCCCACTGCTTGCCGGTGAAGTCCGTGTGCGCCGCGAGCCCGCTCCACTCCTGATCGGCCATCATCTGGCGCACCGCCCAGAGGTAGATCGGATCCACCGCCCGGTGCCCGGGGTCGCCCTTCGCGCGGCATTCCAGAACCAGCGGTAGCTCGCAGTAGCTGCCGTCGTCCATCTCGTCCTGGTCGACCGGGGCCTCCCCCTGAGGGTAGACCACGATGGCCGGGAGCTCGTCCTGCTCGATCGGCCGGTTCTGGCTCTCGTGCACGGTCAGGCCCGTCGGGGCGCCCGAGGCGCGGAGTGCCGCCAGCACCAGGTCGGTCAGCTGCAGGTCAACGCTCGCCACGTCACGCCTCGAGCAGGTAGAACTCGGTCTCGAGCCCGTCGGCCACGGGCAGCACCGAACGGGCGGTCCAGGACGAGCCTCGCGCCGTCACCGCCGCGCGCTCCTTGAGCCCCGGGAACTCGCCGCTTCGCACGACCACATGCCACTTCGCGCCGACCACGGGCGCGCCGCCATCGGGGAGCACGAGCTCGCCGACGACGTCCACGATCCCGAAGCCGGCCTTGCCGGCGATCGTGATCGCCTCACCCGCGTCGCCGAGCATGAACGGAAGCTCAGCGCTGAAGTCGATGGGCATCTCCCGCCTTTCGCTGGCGAGGGTGGGGCGGCGCGACCTCCACCGCCCCACCCTGCCGGTTACGCGATCGCGGTCGCGCTCTGGTCCTCACCGAACCGCGACCCGCTCAGCACCACCAGGATGCTGCCGATCGTGGTCGCGCTCGGGTTCGAGAGGCAGACCCGGAGCTTCGTGCGGTCGAGGGTCAGGTCCGCCGCGTCCACCTCGATGACGTACATGATGTTGTCCGCCGTCGAGGTCGCGAACCCTTCCTTCACCACGGCCGTCCGCGCGCCCAGCGTGTCGCCGGCCGCACTCTCCTCCTTGTAGACGGAGAACGGGATGGCGGTGTAGTTGGTGGGGGTGAAGTCGTCGCACTCCTCGACCGTCACCGTGGTCGCCGCTCCCGTCACCCCCAGCGTCAGGAAGATCGTGGCGTGCGCATGCCCCTTGAGGCTGAACACGTCGCTGTTCTTCCCGCTGTTGATGTCGATCGGCGGCAGGGCGTTCACGATGTGGCCGATCTCGGCCAGCGTGAGTCCGATCATCGTCGTAGTCTCCCCTGTCTGAAGTCCGCTGTGGGGCGGGCACGGGGCCCGCCCCACGCTCATCGGCTGTGTGGCGGCCCGACCCTACCTCGCGTCGAGCGTGATGAACGGCGACTGCGTGTTCGCGCCCTTGAACGGCGTCAGGGGCTTGTTCCAGATCGGCTGCCCGTCGACCCGGTAGGTGATCCGGAACACCTGCTCGTCCTGGAGGAAGCGGATGTGGATCGACCAGGCGGTGTTCACGCCGCCCTTGTCGATCGAGAGGTACTGGTCGAAGTCGGCCAGGGTGATGTCCCCGGCGTTGCCGACCGTGTCGGCGTACTCCACCGGGATGACGGGCAGGCCGAGCATCCGCCCGTACTGGCTGTTGTTCACGCCGGGAGGCGTGTAGAGCAGCACGACGGCGGTCCCGGAGCCGAGGGTCAGCTGGTACAGCTGGGGCTCCGCGTCCTGGGAGACGAACCAGGCCGCGGTCTTCCGGGACCGGGCCCAGAGGCGAGCGTACATCTTCAGCACGTTCGCCGTGACGATCGTGTCGGCCGTCTGGCCGCTCTCCTTGGCCACGGAGACGAGGCACGCAGCCTCGTGGATGCCCAGCGGCTTCCCGACGCCATCGCCGCGGAAGAAGGCATCCTCGACCATGAAGTTGATCTCCTCCGCGAACCCCTGCTGGGCGACCGCACCGAGCGCGGTGGCATCCTGCAGGATCTCGTCGGTCGCGTACATCGCGCCGATGAGCTTGCGGAGGTTCAGCTCCATCTGGCGGAACTTGGGCTTCTTGGCCGTCGGGTCGTTGCCCTCGGCCTCCCAGTAGACCTGGATCCCGCCGTAGCGGGAGCCGGTCACGCGGCTCGCCTCGTCGACCGCGTTGATCTTCAGGCCGCCCTTGTCGGCGCCGATGGGGATCCGGCGCACGCGGCTCGAGATCTCGCCCAGCTGGTACGCCCGCTGGAGGATGCCCGCCGCGAAGTCCTGCTGCACCAGGAAGCCACCGTCGGACGGCACGACGGTCCCGGCACCGGTGGCGGCCGCGTTCAGGCGGAGCAGCCGGGAGTCCGGCGACGCGCCGGCGGCCTCGGCCCCCTTGATCGCCAGCAGCTGCTCGCCCAGGCTGGCGAACGGCTTCGCCGCCTCGCGGTCCTCGCCGACGCGGACCTGCACGTCGCTGCCGCGGGCCTGCTCCTCGCGGTAGCGCTGGCGCAGGATGGCCGTCTCGACGTCGGAGACGCTCGCCCCCGACTCGATCCAGCCGTCCACCTTCGCCTGGTCGGTGATGCTGTGCTCGCGGGCAAGCGCGCTGATCTGCCGCACGCGCTTGCGCTCTTCCGCGAAGTCCAGCGTCGCGGCCCCGGTCGGGGCCACCATGGTCTCGGCCATGGGTTCCTCCCTCTGGCCCGTGGGGGCCGGTTCGGGCGCGGGGGGATCGGTGTTCGCTGCCGGCGCGTCCCCGCCCGCGTCGACGGAAGCCTGCTCGATCACGGCCGCCACGGCCGCGACCTCGTCCTGTGTGACTCCGACGGCCTCTGCCGCGGCCGCGATCCTGGCCGCAACGAACTCCGTCTCGACGAACTCGTCGAGCGCCGCCGTCTGGCGAATGGGCAGCACGTCCGCCCGCCTCTGGCGGTCCATCGGCATGGGCATCGCGGCAGAGCCGGAGCCGCCAACCAGCTCCTCGAGCACGTCGTCGAGGGTGGCGATCCGATCAACCATGCCCGCGCCGAGCGCCCGCTGGGCGGCCAGTGTGCGGCCCTGCCCGTAGTTGGCCTCGACCTCCCCGACCGAGACCCCCCGGTTCCGGGCGACGTCGGCCAGGAACTGGGCGTAGGTGTCGTCGATCTTCTCCTGGAGGGCGGCCCGCGCCTCCTTCGAGAGGGGCTCGTAGGGCGTGCCCTCGGCCTTGAACTTCCCGGCCTTCACGATCGAGCGGGTGACCCCCGCCTCGGCGTCCGCCTTCGAGATGTCGGTGTGAACGGCGTAGACGCCGATCGAGCCGATGTCCGTGGCGGAGGGGATGGCGACGATCTCGTCCGCGGCCGAGGCGATCCAGTAGGCCGCGCTCGCCATCGTCGGGTTGCAGACCGCGATGCAGGGCTTCTCGCCGCGGGCATCGAAGATCAGCTGCGCCAGCTCCTGCACGCCCTGGACGGCGCCCCCGGGCGAGTCCACGTCGAGCACGATCGCGGCGACGTCCGGGTTCTTCACCAGCGCCATGAAGTCGCGGCCGAAATTCTCAGCCGAAGTGCCCCCGCTCATCGCCGAGAGCATGTTCATCCGGTAGGAGATCACGCCGTAGAGCGGGAGAACGGCGACGGCGCCGTGCTGGCGCATCTCCGGGTCCTTCCGGCGGGCGGTCGCGGCCTTGATCTCGGCCTCCGACAGCTGCCCCCTGACGCGGAGATCGAGAAAGGCCAGGATCTCCTCGAGCTTCGCCTCCTGGATCGCCCACGGCGTGCGCTCCATCGCCCGCAGGATTCCTTCGATTCGTCCGGCCATGGGTTCCCCCTTCTCAGGCGCTCGCGCGCAGCAGGCCGCGCTGCGTGGGATTCACGTCGTCCTTGACCGGCTCGTCTCCCGGGGGCGCCTCTCCCCCGGCCGGCTTCGCGGCCGCGCCGCCGATGTAGACGCCCTTCTCGCGGGCGTACTCCTGCTCGGCGGCGATCTCGTCGACGATCTCCTCGAAGTCGACGCCACGCTCCGAGGCGAGCCGGGTCCGGCTGGTGAGTCCGAGCTTGACCTCGAGGTCGGCTGCCTGCAGGTCCTTCAGCGGGTCGATCCACTTCCAGCCGCGCTCGCGGAAGGCGACGGCGAAGTAGTCGGAGGGCAGCCGGCTGGCGGCGAACGGGAGGTCGATCGCGCGGGCGAGTAGCGCCATCCCCACCCAGTTCCGGTAGACCGTCCGGTGCAGCCACTTCTTCAGCCAGCCCTGGATCACCCGGTAGTTGTCGCGTTCGGGCAGCAGGCCGGCGCGCTGGGAGCCGTAGTTGGCGTCGCTCAGGTCGCCGGTGAGGGCCGAGTATGAGCTGCCCAGGCCGCGGCCGATCCCCCGCAGGATGATCTTGTTGAACGCCTCGAAGGCGCTGTTCGGATGCTGGGGGTCGAAGCCCTTGAAGGTCTGGCCAGGTGCGAGCTCGTCGATCAGCCCGGGCGCGACCTCCAGGTCCTGCGGCTGGGACTTGCCACTGCGGAGCTTCGCGGCGTATGCCTCGATCGCCTCGGGGGTGACGTTCTCGATGAAGCCCATCTTCGCCGCGGTCATGCGCGACGCGACCAGCTCCGACTCGGTGAGGCCGTCCAGGTGGTGGACGTTCGTCAGGATCGGAGCGAGCCAGCTGACGCCGCGGGTCTGGCCCGGGCGGTAGCGCACGAAGAGGTGCGTGATCTCCTTCGCATCGATCCGCACGCGCTCGCGCCGCGGCCACAGGTCGGCCGGGTGATTGCGCCAGAACCAGTAGCCGATCGCCCGGCCGTTGCGGTCGAGCTCCACGCCCATCCGGACCTCGACGCCGTTCTCGTCGGGGGCGACGTTGTAGAACTCGTCGAGCAGGTCCGGGTCGATCAGCTGGACCGCGTAGCGGTGGCGGCTGGGAAGGAAGCCGGGGTGGTGCCGGACGAAGATCTCGCCGTCGATCGCGAGCCCCTCGACCGCCAGGCGCTGGAGGTCCACCCAGGAATCGTGTCCGTCGACGCTCGCGTTCTCGGGGAAGTCCCATTCCTTCCACGCGGCCTCGAGCGCCCGGTTCGTCTCCTTGTCCAGCGTGCCGCCGTCGTCCTTGATCTGCGCGTGGAGCTGGATCCCTTCGTCCCCGATGATGTTGTTGACGAGCTCGCGCGCCCAGCCGGCGACCCACGGGTTGTTGCGGCGGAGATCCCGGGCGCGGGCCCGGAGCAGCCGGGCGTTGTACTGGAGTTCGCGGTCGGGCGAGAGGATGCCGACGGCCCAGTCCCAGAAGAGCCGGGACGTGCTCGCGCCGCCGAACGCCGGCGACGGCCCGGAGTTGAACTCGCGGTCGCTGATGTCCGCGGCGGCGCGGAAGGGGTTAGCCACGGGCCACCCCCTTCCGCGTCAGGACGTACAGGCCCTCGCGAACGAGGGTCCAGCAGAACTTCCAGCCGGCAAGAGAGAGGAGGAGCAGCCCGCCGGAGATCGGCCAGACCTCGGGTACGACCAGCCGCGCGATCCCCCAGGTCAGCAGCGCCCAGCCACCCAGGATCGCCACGGCCACGAGCAGCTCGCCGGCGAACCGGCCGAGCAACCCAAGCGCGGCAACCAGCAGGCGGCCCACGCCCGCGACCAGGTGGCGGAGATTACCCACGGCTGAACCTCACGCGGTGCTGCGCGGGCGCGGCGCCCGGGTTCTTCTCGACCTCAACCAGGTAGGCATAGACGCCGCGGAGGCGCACCAGCTCCTTGGCGGGGATCTTGGTGACGGCCCGGCCGCTGATCTGGTAGGCTTCCAGGTCGGCGGTGAGCCGCCCCTCGATCGCCGCCTCGATGACGGCCAGGGTCCGCTGGTTGTGGGTCTGGGCGTTGACGGCCGCGGTGGGGTCGGGCGTCAGAACGATCGTCCCCTGTCGCACGACGTACCGCTCGGTCCCATCGGTCACGGTGGCGTAAAACTGGTAGGGCCCAGGCGTGAGCACCGGCGACCGGGTCGTGCGTTCCTTGGGGATCCGGACTTCGAAATGTGAATCAACGCCTACGACATCGCCCTCCTCGGTCTCCCAGTCGCTGGGGCCGCGGAAGGCGTAGGTGAGGGTCCAGCCGTCCGCCGGGGGATAATCGGGGACGGTGATGTCGAACTTGATCGTGTCGCCGATGGCAACTTCGCTCGGCTCATACGGCGGAATCTGGGGGGCCAACGCCCGCTCCGGTTCCTGGATGCGAAAAGCGCCGCCACCTCGCCGAGTGCGAGGAAGCGGCCGCTCCGGACCAATTCGATTGTCGGGGCGCCTGGGCGCCACCGTACTTCTACACCTGAATGCTACTACATATTGCGGTGCGAGCGCAAGGGGAGCCCTACCAGTTCGTCGCCCAGCCTGACCGCCGGCGCCGGCGCGGCTCGTCGGCCGCGGCATCCTGCTCCTCTGCCGCAGCCGCCTTCTCCTTCTCCTCCTCCGTGATCGGCGCGGCCAGATCGTCCGCGAGCTCGGCGAGGTGCCCGGTCACGGCGGGGCCGAGCATGTGAAGCGCAGCACGGGCGTATACCCAGAGGTCTATGGCCTCGTTCGCCCGGATCCGCTTGTACGACCGCTCCCGGCCGCGGGTCACGGCGACTTCGCCGCCGAACTGCGCGAAGTACTCGGCGTCCATGCCCGTCGGGTCGGCCTGGCGGCAGAAGTGCAGGTAGCCGGGGCCCGGGCGCTGGAACTGCAGGCGCCGGAAGAGCGCGTCCTTGAAGCCCCACGTCGCGATCGTCCAGAGGCGGACGCCGTACTTGTTCGCGCGCCGCTGGCGCTGGAGCTCCGGTGTCCGGCCCTCCTTGCCCTTGATCGCGTAGATGCCGGCGCCCTCTTTGCCCTTCACGTAGGCGTAGACTGACTGCGTCGTCTTGCCGTCGCCGGAATCGATGCCCGTGACCTCGAGGTGCATCTTCCGCCCCGACACGTGCTCGTACTCCTCCGCGAGCAGCGCGGAGAGCCGTTCCCAGACCTCCGGGCGGTCGGGGTCGCCCTGGACGCGGAGGTGGCGGATGTTCCATGCCTCCTCCCGCGCGCCCCAGCCCCACACGGCGAGCTCGACCCATGTGCCCTGCACGTCCACCGACCCGGTGAGCACGCCCACGCCGGCGGGCACCTTCCCGTCGAAGTTCTCGATCCGCTTCTCGAGGGCGGTCGGCGCGACCTCGTCGTTCCGCTCTTCCCACTCGAGCGCCAGGATCTGATTGATGAAGACCTGCAACAGCTCGGGATCACCCTGGGCGTCCAGCCATTCCTGCACGAGGCTCGGCCACTTCGCCTTGTCGGAGATGAGCGAGACCAGGGCGTTCGGCCCGTCGAACCCGCGAACGCCCGGGACGCCCTCGCGGGTAGGGAACCAGTCCCCGGCCAGGACCATTGCCTCCTTGTCCCGCTCCTCGATGACGCAGCCGTTCGCCTCACAGAGGTAGTAGGCCGTCTCGGGGTGGTCGTGCAGCTCGCGCTGCTCGCTCTTGCAGTCGGGGCACGGGCCCTCTTCCGCGAGCTGGCGCCCGCAGCCCGCGCAGTGGACGGTGCGGTCCCACTTGATGCCGTAGGGCGCGTCCGGGCCGCCCCAACGCAGCTCCTGGAGCACGCCACAATGCGGGCACGGCACCTTCCACTTCTGCTGGTCCGTCCGCGCGAGGTCCTTGCTGATCCGGCAGTGGCCCTTCACCCCCGGCGTCGAGCCCTTGACCAGCTTGCGATTCGGGTAGGAGTCCGCGCGGCCCTCTCCGAGCTTGACCGGGTCGCCTTCCTTTCCAGCGGAGACCTCGAACGCGCTCACCTCGTCGAAGAACACGTAGCGCGAGGTGACACGCCGGAACGTCCGCGGCGACTTTGCGCCCCGGATCGTCAAAGACCCCCCGGAGAACTCCTTGTCCAGGATCGTGTTCCCGACATCGCGGCCGTGGCTCTCGGGGATCTTCACGGCCAGGCAGGGCGAATCCCGGAACAGCGGCGCCAGCTGCTTCTTGCTCCAGTCCTCCGCATCTCCGAGGGTCGGCTGCAGCACCAGGATGGGCCCCGGGTCCTGGTCGATGACGTAGCCGATGCAGTTGCCGATCACGCCCTCGGTGAACCCCACGCGTCGGCTCTTCCGGACGACGATCTCGCGGACTTCGGGGTCGGAGAACGCGTCCATGATCTTGACCAGGTACGGCGTGCGGCGGTTGCGCCACGCGCCGGCCTCGTTGGACGTCTCCTTCGAGAGATACCGGTTGCGCTCCGCCCACTCGCTGACGCGGATCCGCGGCTTGGGTCGGAAGACTTCGGAGAAGAGCGCGCGGACGAACGCGTCCCACGCCTCGAGCGCGGACGGGTCGGTAGCCGGCGCGGCGTCGGGATCGAAGAGGCCGAGGCCGGCCTCCTCCTCAGGTGGGACGAGCAGCGCTGTCGCCATCGACAGCCTCCATCGCCTTCTGGAGCTCGGCGACGATCTCCTCGACGATGTCCTCCAGGATCTTCATG